TGCCTTTCACGTTCCATCCGAAGCCATCCCACACTCGGCCATCAACACGAACAACCAGATACATAATAGTTCTCGAGTAGCTGGGACTAGCTTAGCGTTGCGACACGCCGGTAAAGGCTCACATTCCAAGGTAAGCTTGAAGGAGGTATTGGTCCGTAAGAACCGCGTCAGAGATGCCCTGAATGCGATTGGACAGTGCGACTAGGCGGGGGTCTCCATCGATTCCCTCAACAAACTCGAAGAAAAGGGCCAGGGTGGCGCTCAAGGACATTAAAAAGTCAAGGGAAAGTTCGGCCAGGAAGCGGCAGTCGTAGTTCTGCATTGAGATTCCAGGGCCGCTGAAGAGTGCGAAGTCAGGATTGTGCTGAAAGGCTCTTAGGCTCTCTACAAGGCCATCAGTTTGTTTTGAAAGGTCTGTGTAAATTCTCTCGAAAAGAAGGTGGCACTCGTAGAAGTTTGGCCCCCTTACGTTCCAGTGCGACATGCGACTTACAATTATCGCGTCATTAAGTGCCTTAAAGGTCTTATTTGCATATACCGTGAAATTTTCTTCCATTGTGTTCCAGTGACTCGACTAAGTTTTACCCCCTTTTCTGTGTGGTGGGAACAGTTCACACCCCCAGGAAATCAGTACTTAATTGTCCAGTCTCCCTTCGACCCCTTCATTATTTCAAAGTCAAACTTTTTGGGCTTTTCAGAGTCCGTGTTGTCAAAGAATTTACCGGAGAAGGACTTTCCGTCGGGGGACTGTAGGTAGCTGTTACTTGCGTTCGGGGGATTTCCGTCTTTGTCCGTAACATTTGACACACCGTCGAGGTAGACAGAGGAAATTACCTTTTTAAGGAAAAGCTCTATCTTGTTTGACATGTTGCCCGTTTCGGCAAAGCTGAGATCAAAGTCGAGTTCGCTGAAGCTGAGACCCTCGCCGCAAGAGTCGTGGAGAAGCTTTTCTGCCTGGACTTCAAGGATGCTGTCTTTCGCGGGCCAATCCGAATCCTGAGTGTAAATTAGACGCTCAACAACCTCGGAAAATTCCTCGTAGGTTTTCTCAGAGAGTGTGACACGGTTGAGTAGATTCAAGAGTGACACAGAACCGTCGGAGTAGTCGTGGGAGAGGCCCTCAACGTAGCTGTTCGGAATAGAAGCAAGGTCCCCCCTCGAAGCTTCCCACAGCATATCTGCTACTTTTCTTGCGTTATTCTCAAAGTTTTCGTCCCTTGCGAACGAGGGATTGCGGTCCATGGCCATTATCGGTTGAGTGATTCTTACAGATTATTTTACCCTTTGCCCCCCTTTTTTTTAGACACTCAAAGTGTACCAACCTTTATCCCACAGACTATCCAAGTCGGAGAATATCCGAGCATACTTCTTTCCGCACGCGTCAAGGCTGTACTTTGCTGCCGAAATCTCGTATATCCTCTTGCGGTCCAGGCTCCCTGCGCTTTGCAAAGCATTCACCCAATCTTGGAGAGTGTGACATCGAAACCCGGTAACACCCTCGATAACGGTCTCTGTGAAAGCACCGTAGTCGACGGAGACTAACGGAGTACCGCATAACATTCCTTCGACTCCGGAACCGCCAAACGGCTCTGTAAAAATAGTTGGCATTAAGCAGGCACGTGCGTTTCTCAGGAAAGTACTACGTTCTTTGCCCTTAAGTGGTCCTACGTACTCAATATTAGGGTGTTCCCAGGGTGTTGGGTCTCCTTGGCCAGCTAGGCGGATTTTCCACGGGCTGTAGTCTGCGAGTGCCTTGATTGTGTCAAGACCTTTCAAGGGGGTTATTCTTCCCAGGAACGCGAGATAGTCGCCGCTTTCGAATGAGGGTTCCCACTCGCTTGTGTCAAAATAATTGGGAATAACCCACTCGTAGTTCTCACCGTTTCGTCCCTCTTTCCCTTGGTGATAGTGCATCCAGGCGTATGATTCAAAGATTTTTTTCGTTCCAACCAGGGTTGTAGGGTAGCCAATACCGGTTTCAACGTGTGTGTTGGACGGGAACTCACTCAGTAGGGTCGAATGGGCGTGGCCGAAGGGGTGGCAGATAATGTCGCGGGGTTTTACACGGTCGTGAAGCGAGGGAATTAAACGAGACTCGAATAGTCGGTGACCCTCTGTTCCAATTGTGGCGTCGTCTCCGTGGAAGCTCCGGTTGTCGCGGTTGCCGTATAATCTGTCAAATTCATCTGCCGTTAGCATTGTCACATGCTCAGAGGCGTTCGCCTCAGAACCGTAGTTGGAATACTCAATAACATTGTAACCCTGTACCATCATCATTTTCGGAAAGCGCATAGCCTTTCCGGTGAACGCGCAGTGGCTATATTGTTGGGTGGGCAGGGTGTGAAAAATTCCGATGAGGTGGAGAGTTGGTTTCATTTTATTTATGGTGTTACCCCTATAGAACTAGTATAGCGTAAACCTGCGGACGTAAAGAATTTACGGGAGGGTAGGGTTTTATGCGCTTGTCGACCCCTGGACGATCGCCGCAATCTGGGCTCGGGTCAGATCAGAGGCGGGCTATTGCGGTAGGGATGACTGGAGGGCAAATTGGCTTGAAGCCCCCACTCGTGCGCGAGGTATCCTTCAATATTCAAAACATCTTGGAGAGTGGGCAGAAAAAGCGTAATTATCACCTCTGAAAGTTTCCCCCGCCAGCCCCGGTTGGTTTCGGCTCTGTCATTCCCTATCCACATTGTGCTTTTGTTGGCATTCATTGTAACCTTGTCCGCCCACAAAAATGGGGACGAAATCGTGGGCAGCGGGGTTGTAATGGGATCGTTGCCATTTAGGGAGACCTGACGCGCCCCAAACCACTGGTTTGAGACCTCCGTAAGAAAAAGATCATTATTCCCAGAGAACGGAAATGACAGTATTCCGCTGTAACCTGTAAACGGATTTGGGCCTTCCCACTGAGCAACACCAAAGCTTCTGACCGGGTTAAATGCTGCGCCCGTCCAGGTCATCCTATTGTTATTGATCGCGGCTCCCCAATTCATCGTGGGTCGATTATTGAGCCCGTTTGCAACATAGGTTGGTCGCTGCGTAGAAGTTGCAGTGACATGTCGCCCACCGCCGCTCTTGTCTCGCCAGTCGGTGACTGCGCTGGCGGTCACCGTTGTGTAAGTGGACGGGTCGGCGGCGGTGAGCCAAACCACAGACGTGCCAAACACCGTAGGGGTCCAGCGGGTACCGCCCCCGCTGGGGGGCCTTCTCCGTTGCACAGTAATCACTGGTCGCACCTCGCGGTTAGGTTTTCCATCGGCAGGGGTGATCCAAGGGGGTGGAAGACGTATTCCATCACTGCTCGATTGCATTAACCCAACCCGAAATGGTCTCCCCTGTTTCAGGGTTAACTCCGGCCATTTTGCTGAAAGGCCAGTCGTCTATGTTACCGGACTCTCCTGCTTCTTCAATTGTAGCGTATAATTGTGCAAGACGTGCGTCGTTATGAAAAGACGCTTGAAGCAACCTTTCATGACGTTCAATTAAGGATACGTAGTGATCCAAAAGATTATTGGCGGCCACCTGCTCTTTTGCGTAGTTTAGCTTTTCGGTGTAACCGTTCTCCTGAGGCCACAATTGAGCGTTGTTTTGATCAGCGTACCCCTTGGCCAGTGCCCTCAGCTCAGCTTTGCTGCGTCGCTTAAGCGTTCGGGTCTCTTCGTACGTCCCTTGAGGGTGGCCGACTGGCGGTTTCGGGGAAATAGGATTTAAAGCTCGACCGCTATTTTCACTGTCAACAAAACGCAACTCAGTGTCAAATGGCGCTGCAAAAAATGGAACTACCCTAAAAAACTCCTCATTAAAGTCATGAACCTCGCCTCTGAGGGTGGGCCAACGATTCCCGCTAGGGTTGTTGATTTGCCCATTGCTAACGTTCACAAATAAGGCAACGCTCTGGCCTTCATCTGGGCCGTCGGAGAAGTACTCGACGCCAGTCGTAGGATTGATAGTAGTGTTCATGAGATCAGGTGTAACGAATGGTTGCGGTGAAAATGTGACCGGACGACCCGGTGCCAATCTGAACTAGGTCGACGCCTAAAGTGTCCCCGGCGACGAGAGTTAAAGGCGGTGCAAGGGTGCCACTAACGTCTACGTATATGCCCGTGGTTGCAGGTAAAGATGCGTTAGCTGTGAGTAGGTTGGTTCGAGTACCACTGCGACGGGCGTAGAACATCGCCTGACTGCTGCCACTGGTTGATGGCGCGGTGGGATTAAGCTCCCAAAAAGCACCCGCCACAGTACAAGAACGTTGCACTGTCGTCTCAACATAGTTGGTAGCAGGGGTGGCGGTTTCGCCTTTGTTGCTGATAACAAACTTAAGGGTGTCGGTGAACTGCAGGGAACCAGCGTTGATTGAGAGGCTGCCTCCCAACGCGGCTCCAGCAGGTGAACCAGCGTTGTTGTAAATTACTTGACCCGTGGAACCGGCGATGGGGCCAGTTGCCCCCGTGGCTCCATTTGTCCCCGCCCCTGTTGCCCCAGTAGCCCCAGCTACTCCAATGCCTGTCGCCCCCGTGGCCCCCGTGACCCCGCCTATTCCCACCCCGGTTGCACCAACAGCCCCAGTTGCTCCAATCGTTCCTGCTACTCCCGTCGCCCCGGTTACTCCGGCTCCAGTTGCTCCAACAACCCCTGTTGCTCCAGTGGCCCCAGCTACTCCAACGCCTGTTGCTCCAGTGGCCCCTGCTACTTCAGCCCCTGTTGCACCAACAGCCCCTGTTGCTCCAGTGGCCCCAGCTACTCCAACGCCTGTTGCCCCAGTGACCCCTGCTACTCCAGCCCCTGTTGCACCAACAGCCCCTGTTGCTCCAGTGGCCCCAGCTACTCCAGCCCCTGTTGCACCAACAGCCCCTGTTGCTCCAGTGGCCCCAGCTACTCCAGCCCCGGTTGCACCAACAACCCCTGTTGCTCCAGTGGCCCCAGCTACTCCAGCCCCGGTTGCACCAACAACCCCTGTTGCTCCAGTGGCCCCAGCTACTCCAACGCCTGTTGCTCCAGTGGCCCCAGCTACTCCAGCCCCGGTTGCTCCAACAGCCCCAGTTGCTCCAATCGTTCCAGCTACCCCAGTTGCTCCTGTTGTTCCCGCTCCTGTTGCTCCAACAGCCCCTGTTGCTCCAGTGGCCCCTGCTACTCCAACGCCTGTTGCTCCAGTGACCCCTGCTACTCCAGCCCCTGTTGCACCAACAGCCCCTGTTGCTCCAGTGGCCCCAGCTACTCCAACGCCTGTTGCTCCAGTGGCCCCAGCTACTCCAGCCCCGGTTGCACCAACAGCCCCTGTTGCACCAACAGCCCCTGCTACTCCAGCCCCTGTTGCACCAACAGCCCCTGTTGCTCCAGTGGCCCCAGCTACTCCAACGCCTGTTGCTCCAGTGGCCCCAGCTACTCCAGCCCCG